TTTATAAGGTTTGGGATGTTGAGACCTTCAAAATTTCCTTCTTCGGTGATGTTGTAATATTTGCAGAATTTTTCACCGTCGCTTTCTCCCAAGACTTCTTTTATTTCAGTTGGAGACCAGATGTAGAATTTTCCTTCTTCGCCTTCGGAATCTGCGTCTTCTGCGCTGTAGAATCCACCTTCCGGTGATGTCATGTCTCTTAGCACATAAGTAAAGATTTCTTTTGCAATATCGGCGTATTTTTTGTTTTTTGTTGCCTGATAGGTTTCAAGATATGCTATGGCCAGCAATGCATTATCATACAGCATTTTTTCGAAATGAGGCACCAGCCATTTTTCATCAGTCGAATAACGGCAAAAGCCAAAACCTATGTGGTCATATATTCCGCCGCTGTACATGGAGTCAAGAGTTTTTTCGACCATGACAAGGGCATACTCCTCTTTGGCCTTGTGCCAGTATCTCAGAAGAAAATACAGGTTGTGGGGCATAGGGAACTTGGGTGCGTTCCCAAATCCTCCGTAAATGTTGTCAAAGTCATATTTGAACTGCGAAAAGGCATCTTCAAATATGTCTTCTGTAAGTTCATCGACAGAATAGTAATAGTCATCATCAATTGATTCGCTGATTACACTGACTACCTTGGAGCTGTATTTGGCAAGTGAATCTTTTTCATTTACCCAGGTGTTGTGTACGCTCTTGAGGATGGATATAAGTCCGGGCATTCCCATACGGTCTTTTTTGGGAAAGTATGTTCCGGCAAAGAAAGGCTTTTTGTCGGGAGTCATAATGATTGTCAGCGGCCAGCCCCCATGTCCCGTCAGTGCCTGACAGGCAGTCATGTATATGCTGTCTATATCCGGGCGTTCTTCTCTGTCCACTTTGATGGAAACAAAGTTTTTGTTTAGAATTTCGGCAACTTCTTCATCTTCAAAGGATTCACTCTCCATCACATGGCACCAGTGACAAGTCGGTTATTAACAGCAATTTATTTTTACAGATATTCTATTTCAAATGTTACTGTATCTCCTTCACGGTTATAATAAATTTTCTTAACTATTGTTTTAAGTAGTTGGTTTTTTTCTTCATCTGTAGTAGCATTGTGCCAATTTTGTTTGAAATTTTCGACAAGTTTTTCAAGTTCTTCTTGTGAATAAGCAGTAAATCGTGTATTTTCAAGTTCTGCTATTTCTTTTCTCAGTTTAATGATTTTAGGTTGCCTTCTACGCTTTGTATCTAAAAAATCTTCATCAGTAAATATTCCTTCTTCCAATTTTTCTCTTGCTGTTTTTAAAGCATTTTCATGTTTTTCTAATTCAAGTTGTTTTTGTTTTATCTGCTCCTCAATTTTTTTCTTTTCTTCTTCATTCTGTTTTATTTGCTTTATTCTATTTGTATCAATGTAACTGTTTATTATTGTATCAAACAAAGCATTATAAAAATTTTCGTCCATTTTTACGCCACGCTGGGGACATTTAACTCCTTCAGGTGAGTGATAATAACACTTTGTATAATCATATGTTTTACCTGTTTTTGCTTCTTTTCGTCCACGACTATATGCCATGAGTCTCCCGCATTTTTTACATGTTAGTAGCCCGCTTGTTGGATATACACCATGTCTTGCACGGCGAGGAATTTTACGGTTTCGACTCATTATTTCAAGTATTGCTGTATGTTCTTCTTCTGTCTTTGTTTTTTCGTAATCTCCATATCCGACAATCCATTCATCTTCATTTCTTCTTACCACTTCCCTTTTTCCAGTCAAAGGTTTTCTCTTCCATTCGAACTTGCCGAATGTAATTTTTCCCATGTGAAACTCATGAATCAAAAGCCTTTGAATAGTAGTTGAACTCCATTTTTTGTTTCCAGGTGATTGTATGTTTTCCCTATTAAGTTGAAAAGCAATCCGTTCTGTACCCATTCCGCTGAGGTACATTTGTTTAATTCTTTGATAAACTTGATTTTTTTCTTGATTTACAACAATATCAAAATCTATTCGCACTCTACCTTTTTCATCTTCCGTTATTTTTCGGACTTTTTCATATGGAAATGGTGGTTCTCCGTTCGTTAATCTGCCCTTTTTAACTCCTTGGATTTTTCCCCATTTGAATCGGCTTTTAATAAGATTTAACTCTGTATTGCTTATAACACCTTCAATACCTAGAAGCATTGAATCACTTGTATCAGCCAAGTCGTAACTTCTGTCAGGTGTAAGCAGATAGGTATTAGCATATTTTAATACACTTGATATTATTCCAAAGTCCCTGCTTCCTCCACGACTAAGTCTGTCTGGATGTATAACGAGAACAGCATCGTATTTGTATTTTTCTATTTCTTGCAAAAGTTTCTGTATAACTGGCCTATCCGATAAAGTTTCCCCTGTTATAATTTTTTCTTCATACATATCATATTGCCAGCCATTCTTATTTGCGTATTCTACCAATCTTGTACGGTGTTTCCAAAGTACATCTTCAGTATCACCATTTTCATCCCTAGATTTTCTTAAATATATTGCTACTTTTTTTACTTTGCTTAAATCTACCATAATATTCACCCCTATCATCATGTAATGTAATCAGTTTTAGTATAGCATATAGTTTTTACCAAATTTATATCTTTTTCAGAAAAAAATACTTGACATGATAAAGTATCTTTCTATATCATGCTTGCGAACAAAAACAGAAAGAGAGAAGGTGGCACAAGCGTGGAGTTATAATGTTTTCGAAAATAATCAACAGAGCAAAATAATATTTAATGATAGATAAATAAGTAAGCACATCTTCTCCCTGTAACACAAGGGGGATGATAGTATGCTTCAAAATAGAGATTACTTTTATAATTCCTTAGAAGTAGCAAAACAAGGTGAGAAAATAGTATCAGAAATATTTAAAAATAAAGGATATACAGTTGTAGATGTTAGTCATGAAAAGGAATGGCAAGAAGTTGATGTTGATTTACTTGTCTTTAAAAATGATAAATTAGTAAACACAATTGAAGTGAAATTTGATGAAAAAGCACTTGAGACAAGAAATATTTTCATTGAAACAAAGTCAAATAACGGGCCCGGTTGGATATGGAAAACTAAAGCAGATTACATTTATATTGTTATTCCTAAACAAAAAGTTTATGTTTTGTTCAGAGATGAATTTGTTGCGTGGTTTTGTAATATAATGCATGAATGTAAATTACGTTCATCAAAAACTACAGATGTTAACGGTAAAGTTCTTTACTACAATTGGGGTAGATTAATACCTTTAACTGTTATGGATTCTTTAGAATTTGCATATTCAATTCCCTTAAATTAAAAAAAATACTTGCAATTAATAAAAATGATTTTATATGTTATATTCACCTCCATTAAGAAGTTTTAATTCATTTTATCTGACTTTTATTTAAAAAAGGGGTAATACAATATGTCCCTTTTTTTTACATAGGGGGTGGTGTGACATGAATATCCTTGCTATCGACCAGTCAACTATCAATACTGGTTTCGCTATTTTTATAGATAATCATTTAAAAAAATCAGGTTGTTATAAACCACACGGGGATTTGTTTACACGGATAAACCAAACAAAAAACTACATAAAAGAATTGATAGAAGATAATGATATTAACTTTGTGTTTATAGAGGATATACAGTATCAAAAAAATCAAAAAACATATAAAATATTAGCGGGGTTACAATATGTAATAATAGATTTACTGATAGAATTAAATATTCAATTTGAAATAATTCCTCCTTCCGTCTGGAAATCTTGGAATGGTATAAAAGGAAGAAAAAGAGAGCAACAAAAGAGAAACACAATAGAGAAAGTCAAAGAGATTTATGGAAAAGAAGCGTTAGAGGATGAAGCAGATGCAATTTGCATTGGGCTATATGGTTTATACTTATTGGAGCAAATTGTATAATAATTAAAAGTAACAAAGCCCCAAGTGGGCTTTTTTTATGTTTAAAATCAAGTGTAAACTGCTTCGCTTTGCTACGCTGTTACACGGAACGGTGTCAACCGAAACGGCACTTTATATATATTATCTATTCAACACACCCTCACCCTCTTATGCAAATTTTAACTTGAAAATAATCAAAATCTTTCGTTATAAGGTGTTTTACGAAAGTTTTGCAATAGTGAAACCAAGAAAATTTTTGCAAAAGGGGTGATAACTATGGCACGTCCTAAAAAGAAAGTAGACATGCAAGAAGTTGAAAAACTCGCAAGTGAAGGTTGTACAGTTGCAGAAATTGCAGCACATTTTGGTGTTCATCAAAGCACTCTTTATAGAAGAAAAAAATTTAAAGAAGTATATGAACGAGGACTTGAAAAATGTAAATTAAGTGTTCGCCGTGCTCTATACAAAAAAGGCGTGACGAACGGTGATACAAAAGCCCTTATCTTTCTAGCAAAGAATTTGCTCGGCATGTCTGATAATCCTGCACAACAGCAAGATACATCACAAGAACAAGTAATTAGAGTGGTGCTTGAAGATTAAAGGGGTTGATAGATATGGAGGTAAGAATTTCTAAAAAAGTTTTTAACGATATCTATCTTCCTTATTTAGACAGTACAAACAGATATGAAGTTATCTACGGCGGTGCAGGTAGTGGAAAATCAGTATTTATGGCACAAAAGAAATTATTTCTCAATATGAGGGATAAAGGGAGAAACACATTAGTAGTCAGAAAAGTGGGTAAGACAAATCGTTATTCTACATTTGCACTTTTTAATCAAATTATAAGCGATTGGAATCTTTACCAAATTTTCGACATTAATAAAACTGACATGACGATTACTAATAAATATAACAAAAACCAAATTCGATTTGCAGGGCTTGATGATGTAGAAAAATTAAAATCTATCACATTCGAATCTGGAATTTTAACAGATATTTGGATTGAAGAAGCAAGTGAGGCAAACGTGAATGATTTCCGGGTTTTGGATACAAGGTTACGAGGTTTTAATAAATATAATATTCCGTTCCAAATCAACTTGACATTTAATCCAGTGAGCCAACTTTCATGGCTTAAGAGTCAATTCTTTGATAATCCTAATCAGGAATTCCGTAAAAAAGTTTCTATTTTAAAAACAACATACAAAGATAACAAGTTTATTGATGATGAGTATAGAGAAATGCTTGAAGCCTTAAAAGATGAAGACTACAACTTTTATCGTGTCTATGCACTTGGCGAATGGGGTACTTTTCAAAATATCATTCTATCAAATTGGGAAGTCAGAGAGTTGTCTTTGGATAATATTTGGAGAGATTACGATTATTTAGTTTACGGTTTAGACTTTGGGTACAACCACCCGTCAGCACTAATTTTGGTTGGAATTAAAGATGGCGATATATATGTGCTGGATGAACTGTATAAAAGAAGATTGACGAATACGGATTTAATATATGAAGCGGAAAAATTTGTGTTGGATAAAAACATTCCTATTGTAGCAGATTCAGCCGAACCTGATAGAATCAGAGAATTTCGCAATCATGGTTTTCTTTCAATTCGCCCTGCTGAAAAGGGTAAGAATTCTGTTCAGTCAGGAATTGATTATTTACGAAGCAGAAAAATCTATATCAATACAAAATGTGTTAACACACTGAAAGAAATCCAGAATTGGCAGTACAAAGTGGATAAGGAAGGTAATGTGACGGAAGAACCTGTTGCGTTTAACGATGATGCAATTGCGGCTATCCGATATGCCACAGAACAATTCTGGGGTTCTAAAACTGGACTTGGTTTTGTTAAACTACGCTAACACAAAAAGGGGGTATGTGTTTATGCTTACAGATTTAAAGTTTTTGGAGGTTGGGCAACCTTTCCCACCCACTTCTGAAACAGAAAGAATAAACAATTATCACGACTATAAAAAGTTATTTGAAGGAAAACATTCTGATGTATATCAACATCAGTTTCAAAGAATAAAAAGAATCAATAACGGTTATACAGATATAGTTAGTTATGACATAATACTCAATTATCATCAGTTAATAACAAAGAAAACAGCAGATTTGCTTGTAGGGGAACCGCCTCGGATTACTGTTCAGGATAAAAATAAACAAAAGATTTTGGATGAAATAATGAGTAAGAACGATGTTTTAAATCTTATGTATAT